ACTTTTTTATTATGTTTGACATTTCATCAACATCTAAAACTTTACCTTCTGATCGTGCAACTTTAATTCTTCCAGCTTGTGTCATTCTAGCTGCACCTCTAATTTGATCTTTCAATGCAACTACACTATCTCTCAAAACACCTCCTAATTGTCCAACTTCTAATTGTGCTTCTTTTGTCCAATTTTTAACATCATCTCCAAACTCATCTAAATATTTTTCTGACACTTCTTTTAATGTTAATGCAAGTTCTTGAATTATTTGTTTACTTGCTAACATTCTTACTGTTCCTTGTTTTGCAAACTCTTTGTCTTTAGTCATTGCTTTTAAAACTTCAGCTTTATCTCTTGATAAAAGTTTTGCTAATTCTTCTGCTGTTTCGTTTCTTAATACATCGTTTTGCAAATACTCAACTGTTACATCATCAAAAGATTCAGAAACATCATCAATAGTTTTCAAAACTTGACTTGCATTTTTAAATGATTTTGTATTTAGTATTTTTTTTATAAAAGATTCTGTTTCTTTTTTAGCTTCTTTCTGTCCAACTCTTAATGCTTTTACTGCTTCTTTTGCATTAATTGCTTCATTACCATCAAAAATAAATTCTTTTACTTTTTTAGTTTTTTTACCTTTTTTAATACTTTCTATTGCTTCACCAGCATCTTTATAAATTTTTTCTTTTTTAGCTATATCTTGAGTTTTCTTTGCTTTTTTAAATGCTTTGATACCAAATAATATTTCTAATGGTCCACCAATAATCATGCCTTCTAAAACATTTTTTAATCTGCCTTCCATCTCAGTATCATCTTCATCTGTAGCTAAATATTGAGTAACAGCATTATTTAAAACTTTTGAATCAAATTCAACCAACATATCTGATAATCTACCTTCATTAGGATCAAAGACAGTGAGATCAGTTACAGCTCCTGCTGTCATACCTCTTAATCCTGTTTTAACTATACTTCCACCTAGTCCAACTCCTTTTAATATTTTAGATGGTCCAACAAATCCTGTAACAAATCTAGTTGCTCCTTCTGTAAGTTGTTCGGCAGCACCTGTAGGTTTATGAAAAATAGGTAAATTTCTTTTTTGAGAATAAGCTCCTTCTTTCCATTTTTTAGGTGTTACATAAGATGGTACTAAGTCTTTAAATGTAAATTTACCATCACCATCACCAAACTCTAAACCACCAAGAGATATAATATTTTCATCTAAAAAATCTCCTTG